CAGTTCTCCCACAACTTGCGCCAGGTCCTCTTTATTGATTAAAATCGGATTGCCGTTCTTATCCAAAGCACGTACATAATTTATCTCTTTTTTCTGGGGAAGTGCGCTTTCAACTTCCTTCATCGTTTTAATTACTCCCATAATTATTTGATTTTAAATTGAACATTATTTTAATCTTTTCTGAACACCACATCCTGAATCTTCCAGTTCCAGGTCTTGTCGTCCTTCTTCCCGCTATTATGGAAATTCAAGGCTGACTTAATGATATTCTCTTTTAAATCATTTTTCTTGAACTCGACTTCCGCCTTCTGCGGAAATTCCTTTACCTGCGCGGTATCTATCGAGATAACCAGCGCAACCAATAATGTGTCTAACATAATCCTTTTTATTAATATTAATAATCGAATACCAATCTCCTTAATACGCTGCCGACCGCTATGCCGGCAGCATCCGCAAGTATGTCCAGCCAGTCCCAGCCCGAACCGACCTTGCAGTTCTTCTTATACATCCAGTCAGCGGCTTCTTTCGTCACACCTGCCGTAACGGCACAGAGTTCACCCACTGTCAGCGTGATGACAAGGCATGCAAGAAAATGCAGCAGCTTGTCGTTGAGTTTTAAAAGCATATCCAACATAACCATTATCCACAGTAAAAATAAATCCAACAACTACCGTCAAAGACAAAAAAGCAGGATATTTGATTGATGGAAGTAGCAGTGGTTGTGCCTCTGTTATTGGGATTCATCAGGGGGCCTTTCACTGAGACATTCCGGTTCAACTGGTTCTTCAAATATACAATCCGACCCGTAACAGCCGAACTTGGAAGAAACAGGGTAGGGTCAAAACTTAGATCCGGTCCTCCATATATGATAATATCATCGGTATCACTGACCGTATAGCTCGGTGGGGCAGACATCATACTGCTGCCTAATTTGCGGACACCCGCAGCAAATCCGGAAGCCCGTAATCTGCTTATCCTTACCGATTCACCGCTCCTGGCATTCAACTCTACATTACCCAATGCTTCTATCGCACAAGTATCATATCCGGCCTGGGCCATCACTCTTACACCGATTGAATGGTCACCATAGGCACTCAGACTAAGTGCCGTAATTCCATCTCCACGAATACCGCACATTGCCCCGGAAGAGACATTCACTTCAAAAAATTTCCCGCCATCCTTGCCTATCCTCAATGTCGCGGTCGGATTTTCCTTTTCGTTTTCAAGTCCTCTGTTGGTAATCTTGAATGCGCCGATATAACCTTCGGTTGCGGTAACACTGCCTGTAAACTCCCCGTCTGCGCCATCCAGATGCTTCACCTTCAGATTATCCACGTCGATAAGGTCAGCGTCTATCTTCCTGGCAAGCAAAAGCTGCGTGCCCAGTAGCGGGTATTCCTGGATGGATTTCCAGGAAGTAGTGTCCGGGTTCTGGGCCACGTCATCGAACGGGTGCATCTCGCTGTTTCCCGGTACAGGATTCATCCACATGAACACAAACCCCTTCTCCTTATCCAGGAAATATTCCCCGTTCTTATACTTGAACGGCAGCGGTTTCCAGTCACCATCGACCGGGAACGGGGACGGGTTCTGACGCACAATACTTATCCGTTTCTGCGCAAGAAGGGTCTCGCGGGCACTATCACGGTACGCTTCCACAATCACGGAATCCGCATTGCCCCACTTGTCAGACGGAAGGTAGTATTCCCATTCGGACGATGCACCGGGGGAATCCGCCGTACCGAGGTCCTTGCCGACCGACTGGACATGCAGCCGCCAGAATACATCCAGCAGGGCCGCATCAGCCCCGCTGCGGTGCAGGGCTTTCAGCTTCAGCGGCACCATCTGTACATTGTTACAGTCCACAGAGATGGCAGCCGGCTGGCACTCGATGTCAACGTATTCCACCGGGTCAGGCTCACGTACCGCCACAACACTCAAAACCGCCGTTGTCATCATAGCTCAATGGGATTTGTATTCGTTGCTATTACTCTGAATGTCTTGGCCCGCGCCGCATCCGTATAGGTCAGTGCAATATCCTTTCCTTGGAACTTGTTGCTATCCTTGCCCGACAGCGTGAACGGATTGTTTTCACCGTCGAATGTGGCGAAGTCCCAGCTTGCCACCGCCACTTCCTCTCCGGACTGGCGTTTATAGGCATACGGCGTCAGCGTTCCCGTCTCTCCAGGATATATCTGCCCGTCAGAAGCAAGCCCCTTGACCTTGAATGCCGCCAGTATAGGGTCTGAGAGGTCAAATACGGTAATGAAGCCCTTTGCTATGACTTTCGCATTCTGCACAGCCTCACAGCTTACCACCAGCGAACCGTCAATATCATTCGCGGCAATGTTCTGGGTTCCCTGAGTTCCGAGGTTGGCCTCTCCCGATGGCAGTTGCTTCTTCCATTGGAGCGTAATGTTCCCCAAATCGTTGATAAGGTCTCCGCCGCTGTACAGCGATGCCTTCAACGTCAGCACTTCGGACGGATTGATTATCTGCGTACCCTTGTCAGAAGTAATGAATAACTCATACTGTTTACCCGATGATTCCTGGATGACAACATCAGTCGCAAGTTCGTTGAACGAGACCGTATGCCCGCCGATTTCAACTTCCCCGGAAACGGTTATACGGTCATTGTCATATCCGGAGATGGGCACGAGGTTCTTCATGACGCGAAGTCCCGTCATGGGATAGGACTGCGAGTCTACACTTACATTGTATCCGGTTACGCGTTTGAACATGCCGACAAACTGTTCCGTAGTACACAGCCCGTCCTCCCCGAATGCAAGTTCGGTACCGTTGTACTTGAAAACAAGCCTGGAAGGGATGAGGATGCGCCCGCTGCTCACGTCACGTAACACGACAATGACAATAGGGCGTTTGTCCTCCGCCAACGCTTCAAAGTCCGGCGTATACTTGTCACTTCCCTTTGTCCATGCCTGGATAAGCGGACCATTGTCTACGCGTACATACCCGTTGACGGTTGTCCCGTTGCTCACCGCCACGATAGCCAGTGAAGCGGTCACTTGATTCTGGTTCATCGCTGGCCTCCTTTCCTTTTTCCGTCAGTCTTTGCCCCGGCCGGTTGTTCCGGACCGGTCACGCTGCCTTCATCCTCTTCCGACGCCCCGCTGTCGCTGTCCGGATTCGGCTCCTGGCTGAAACCGGGGTCTATTTCCTCTTCCTCTTCGGGTGTCACACTGAAACCGGGGTCGATGTCCTCCGTACCCTGCATCGCTTCCTGCTGTTTCTCTATCAGCTCTTTCAGTTCACGTGCCGAACCGATGATGTCGATGTCAAGAAGAGTGCCCACATTCCGCATCTCACTGATAGGAATATACACCCTGCCATCCGGAAGGGTATTCATTATCCCAAAGAATTTGCCTTCGAGCTTTGCCTTTTCTACAATTACGTACATATTGATTAAAGTTTAAAGTTATTACTCAATTATTCATATACCGGACCCGTGGCAATGAATACCGTCTGTCCGTCAACCTGCGAGGATATAACGGCACCTTCCTCATCGCCCATCAGGGACTCACCTGTGAGAAGCCCCACTTCCGCCCGCACATGGAAGATATATTTTGCCGGGAAACCCTTGTCCGCCGGAATGAACTCCAACGTCCGCCCGCCGGTTGCCAGCACCTTCTCCGGCTCGCCCGGCTTGGCACTCTGGCCTTTCCATGTGATGCGGAAAAGGTCATCGTACTCTGTACCGTACTCGCGGCGGTTGTCGAAGATGCGTATTTCATAGGCGCTCGGCTGCTGCATGTCCTCCGACAGGGTGAAACCTTTCGTCTGGATAATTTCGCAATTGAGGGAAGCTGCCATCTCCGTCTTTACCTCAATTACCACTTCCAGCCGCCCGTCCGTAGGGGCCTGCGGTCTGTTGCCCGCATATTCACAGGCGCGGCAACGGAAACTTGCACCGGTGACATACTTCGCCTGATACATCAGCTTGCGGGTGTACACTCCGTTCCCGTCATGGCAGACAATACCGGGGTCGTCCGGCGTAACCGGGCGGTATGCTCCGTTTTCAAGTATGTCCCAGAAATATGCGGCATGTTCATCATCCACCGGTTCAGTGCCTGTATAGAGCTGCGGTTCTATCTCCCTGTCCCAATAGCCGGAACGGTCGGCCAGGCGAAGCGGGTCGGTCACCATCACGGAATCCCCCTTCAGACGCAGCGAATACGCCTTGTTGTCATAAAGGTGCGCATAGGACTTCACGCTCCGTTCACAGCGGACCTCGCGGTTCGTACGAGGGTCCGTGAATATCGCGATGCCGAAATACTCCACCGGCTTCTCCGGCGGCGTGTTCTTCCGGATGGTAAGCGCATATTTGGGCACACCACCGCTGCCGTCTGAAATGCTGTAATACTCACCCTCGACGATGCGGTTGGCCGACTTGTCACGGGGCGCGCCCTCGAACCACTCCACCCCCGTGAGTTCCATTTCACCGAATACCGTCTTCTCATCGAACGCCGATACCTTCGGTACGATGACCAGCGGTGTCAGGGTCCGGTCGGGGCTGTATTCCCGCAGTTCCTTGTCATACGTCTGCACGGGACTGCCCGACAATACTATTATCTCTCCCTGAAGGGAAAGGGGGGCAACGTAAATACGGCCCCACTGCTTGTTACTCTTTAATCCCATATACCTATAAATTCTTATACGATGTCAAATCCTAAATTCTTATCCACTTCCTCCAACCTGCCGTTTACCGGAAAGAACACCCGGCAGGTGAATATCACGGACTTGCTGACAAAACCGAAATCCGAACCGACCCCGTGCTGGTTCCCGTTGTCGATATGGATGGCAAGCCTGTTGCCATCCACGTACTCAGGCGTCCAGAGGTTGTCCGCCGGAACATTGCCACTGTTGCGGAACCACTCCACTTCGGTAGCATCGTCCGCCATCACATCATCCGTTATGTCAATTGTACCATAGAAAACGCGTCCGGAAATTACCTCATCCACACCGCCTATGACGAATGCCTCCCCGCCTGATAGTGAGAGCTGGAGCGAATACCTGCTGTCGCCCTCAAGGAGTCCCCATGACGGGGAATTCCATTTCGGTTCATCCGTTGTCCTATCTGACAGACAGCCCCACTTGCAGCCAAGGTGGTAGACCGTATGCTGTTCCAGCAGGGTATATTCGCTGCCGGAAGGTTTCGACAGTTCATGCTGTACAAAGCGATAAGGAGCGCCACTCTGGGCCGTTTCCAGAGACCAGATACCCCGGTCTACCTTGCTGGGAATGACATCGCCGTTGTGGTCGAGCTGGTAGAATTTCTCGGCAATGACTGTCTGTGCCATGACGCCTGTCTCATTCTCGGAAATCGGCAGCTTTTCAAGTGCCTTGGTACGGGGAAATCTGCCGATGCTGATTGAGTAGTTGTAGTCCTCCAATATCGGCTTATAGACATTGGACAAAAACATGATGCGCCCCTCACGCGAAGAAATCATCCACGACTGCGCCCGACCGTTGAAGCCGCCCTCTTCAGGCAGCGTACTGTTACCCCTGCGGGTTACGTTGTAGCCGGCCAACGGCGGATAGTTCGTGCCTCCAGGTACTTCGCTGTCCGGATAGAGCACGACCGTTATGCTATTCTCCGCACTGTTGGTGGTAAGAATACGCATCCAACTGGTGTAATACTCGGAACCACCTGTAAGCAGTGTGTTAATGATGGAGAAGCAGACATCGTTGTCCTGGAACTTCATGAAGTCGAAGTCCGTGCGTTTCTCGATACTCAGACGGTAGGTGTTTTCTCCCAAATCCTCCACGGATTCTATCTTGCCAATCTCGGTGAAGGAGTAATCAGATTCCATTCCTTGAATCTGATTGATAATAAGGTCAAGCACTGACAGTGAACCGCGGACTTCCAACCGTTCAAATTGTCCTCTACCATCAGGAAATATCCCTGCACCCTTGCCGGCAATCATACTGTCTACGAATTCGCCGAACTCGCCGCCTGCGAGGAGTTTCAAAAGATATTCAGTCTTATCGGACTTGTCTTTCCTTAAGAAAGAGACCAAAGACCTGCGTGCCGAGAATACATTGCTGTCGGAAGGGGCTGTCGTATCGTTCGTCCTGATTATATAGACCCCGTTTCCGCCGCCGGTATATGTCTGCCCCTTGTAGGTCAGGGAATCAATCTTGTCTTCCATATCTCCGATACGGGAATAGGGCATGCTCTCGCCGATTATGTATGTAGGGCTGTCCCAGGGCTTGTCAAGGTTAAACTCCCAGCCGAGTATGCGGCTGTCGCGCCCGTTCTCAAAAAAAGCCCTGTTTACAAGGAACACTTTCTGTCCGAACTCATAGAAGCGTCTCAGCCGGTCGTTATACACCCATTCGGAATCAAGGGTCGTGTTATATGTACCATCATCCCTTTTGCGTCGGTCGGCATACTCCAGCGCCTTTCCCTTAAGCTCCTGTTCGGCTTCTGGGGTATATCTGTCAGACACAAGCTGGATCTTGAAACCGGAAAGGACATACTCGTCGCCGTTTTCCGGACAAAGGGTATCATCGGGAAGCATACGCCCGTAATCCTCGTTTCTCACGATTTCCCAAAGCTGTGCGCCGCGCATGTCGTCTTTGGGGTCGGGATTGAAAATGACACCGAATTCCATGCCGTTAAGTTTGCCGGACTGGAACCGGATTCTCAGTTCCTGGCCTTCGATAAGATATTCATCCTTGAACTCCAGCCCGGTATCCTTGTAGCGGTAGTAGGTGACGGTCTCTTTCGTGCCGTTCTCGTCCTTCACCTCTTCGGTGCGGGTATGCACGTCGGATAATGTGCCCGTACGCCTGGGATAGACATTTTCAAATACGACAATATCCTCTATCGCTTCCTCTTCGGACATGTCGGGATACACATCAATGTAAGGCGTGTCCGCGGGAAGCATCAGCCTGCGCTGCACTACGCCGTTGACAACCGTCTGTTCATCCACGGGACGGTAGTCTGCCGGGATATTCCGGGTAGAGCCGAACGCATAGATTCTGGTCGCATAAGTACCTTTGCTGTCGCTGCGGGTCATGGCTGACGCTTCAACCCCTAACTCGATTCTGACGGAATCACCATATTCATTTCGCCCAAAATGGATTATGTTATCCGTTATCCAGCAGTCACAGTCCCATTTCTCCTTATCGGCCATGGAGAACAGGGCGTCAAGAAGGTTCATATTGTCGTACCTCATCGCAACGGCCTTGTTCTCCACTGTGGAATCTATGCTGAACTCAAACTCTTTTCCCTTGTATGTATATCCGAGTGCCTTCAGGTTGCGGAGGAATACGCCGAGCTGCACGTCAAGGGGTGCGGTCAGAGACCATGAAGCCTCATGGCCGGCATGTTCGGGAGTGTACTTGAAAATCTTGTTCTTCCACTTCCAGTAATACGCGTCCATGCGCAGCTTATAGTCATATCCCCCGGTAGAAGCGTTGAAGGCAGGTTTCTGCAAATCCACTATCTCATAGACCTTGGACAGCAGTCCGCCCAGGGACTCGTCAAGCACTCCCGACAAATCCACGTAGTCGCCGAGCTTGAAATACACCGGGTCGGGAACACTGAACGGAAGGATGATATAGTCTTCCTTCATCAGGGTAAACCTGCCTTTAGCCCCGGCATTAATGGGGGTCGAAAATCTTGTCTTACCGGATATGTCTTTGATGTCTACCATAACGCATCCAAAGTTCGCAGATAAAAAAAAGAGTGCCCTATTTTGGACACTCATATACACGACAATAAACCCAATGTCGTGAATTAGGTTCTGTTTGCCGGGTTCGGCTCGTTAAACTTGGCTGAAATTTTGCCGAAAGTATGGTCTAAACTCTGTGCATAAGCAACGCTTTTCCCAAGATAAATCAGATGATAAATCTCATTACTGTTAGCCGGAACTTGAATATCAACCACACCTTTATACAATTCTTCAAAGAAAGCTTTTTTCTTTGCTTGATAGTCGGATTGGGAATTTCCTTCAATTGTAAAAGAAAGTGTTATTTCCCGTTCATCTATTTTGGGGTCATTGATTATCACACGTTTTCCATGTTCCAACCGGGACTTATTTTCTATAAATTCTTTCATGGGTGATGATGCCCCAAGTACATCAAGAAAGCCCTCTCCCATTCTTACCCCCCATGTTGTGTAGGCGTCTTGGGTATTTATCAATAAATCTGACATAGTTTATAATTTAGATGTATTGTTTTTCACTTCTGCCATATCTTTCTGAATTTGAATGATTGGTTTTACAATAGCTCCTGTATTTTCCGAAATCTGTACCAGTTCAAGATAAGATTGTGCTATCAAATTCCTCGTATCATCAGCGATGTTCCTCGTTTCTGTATTCATGGAAAGGATAGCATCTGCTTTTACTGTCAGTAGATTAAGTGATTGAGATTGAATAATATTCTG